TCACTACTCTGAACCTTACCGTTAAATGAGTTATTAACCGTTAGTTGGACTGGAGTATTACTTTTCTCCTCATTCCGAATCCTCATCTCATTCTCCTGAGATTTTAATTTAGTCACCGCTCCATCTTCTTTACCCGCGACTTTTGAACCCCAAATGTCCTTAACATTTATTCCCATCTGTTCGAGTGGTATCGTTATCTTAGACATAAAATCCCTTAATGGTCCAAGTGACTCGTTTTCAAGACCAGCATTAGACGATAGAATGGTCATAATACCTTTAACATCTTGGTTTTCAATAGATTTAGAAAGGGATTTAAATACGTCACCAGTCTTATCGGTCATATTATAGACTAAATCATTTAAGTCATCCCCAAATAGAGTAAATAACCCCCCGTCATCACCAAATGCTCCCATATTAAATGCAATACTTTTTAAGTAGTTATTCGCCGCAGTCGATATGTTCATCTGCTCTCTTAATATATCTATTTGACTCATCTTACCGTTCTTATCTTCCTGTCTTAACATACTGATAGATTTGGTAAGTTCATCATTATCCATACTCGCAATCGCTTGTCCGTTAATAGTCACCTGACCGTCGGTACTTAAAACCCCTAACGAAGCAACTAATTCTCTATCTTCCTCAGACATATTAGGCATAAAAGATATCTTATCCTTTATCATGTCTCTACGTGCTGCGGATTTAGCTTCCTTCATCACTACTCCGACGTCTTTACCCATCACCTTAGCGAACTCTCGAGCTCTCCTTAAATCTAAGGGTGACGACTCAAACTCTTGTGTTGACTCGTTAAACGATACAAACTGTTTTTGAGCCTCCATTATTTGCTCCGTAAACCCATTCATATCATTTGTCGGCATAAACATAAGGTCAATAGCATTACCCAACCTACCAAAATCACCACCCAAAACGTTAAGTTGTGCCGCCATTTCAATCGCATTTTCAGGGTCAAACAAACTCTCCGCCTTAGACGCCGCCAATGATAAATCAAATTTAATTAATGATGCTTTCGCAGCTATTTTTGTGAATCCATCAATACCCCCTTTAAACCCGAGAGTATTTACTAATTGTAAGTTTTTGGTTGCGTCCTCAATGAACGACATACTGTTAAGTCCCATACTCCTAGCCGTTTCACTCATATCGGTTAAAATTTTAGGACCCTTTACCAACCCAATACCCAATCCTTCTAAATTACCCGTGAATTCACCAGCAGCTTCAAAAGAAACCCCAGCAGCCTTCGCAGATAATGTTAAATCGGTTAACAACCCTTTAGATAATGGTATTGCTCTACCTAACGTGGAAATAGTTTTTATATAAGTAGAGTTTATATCCTCCAACCCCACACCATAAACCATAGTGTCCTTGGCTACTCCGACCATTTCAGACCTAATATTACGAGCTAATTCCCCCGTAATCCCCATCTTGGAATTAATCTCATATCTCAACGCTTGGTCGATATTCATAATCGGTTGGATTATCTCCTCCATCGCAAGTTTAAGGGATTGTGTTGTTTTTTGAATAAAAGTTAAATCCACATTTGAAAGAATGTTAGTTAACTTTAATACGGTATCCGCAACATTCCCCAGATTTTTATTCCATTTCAATGTAGAGCTATTCGCATCCCCTAACTTATTAACTATAGAACCATAACCATCACCACTATCCTTCAATGTTTTACCTGACTTTTTTTGCAGTTCCTCCATCATGTAAATGGTTTCCGCGTTGGTTAGAACCTTTCCATTACTAACTTTTTTTTGGATGTCGCTTAGTTTACTCATAGTTAATATTTTTAAACCACATTAGTGGTATAACAATAAATATCTAATGATGATTTTTTAAAGTGGATTAGTTAGCCTTTTTACTATTTTCCCATCCGTCCGTCTCTTTTTGCTTTTCCTCGACTAACATATTGAGTAAAAATTTTCGCTCAAATACAGGCATAGACATAATATCTAAATAAGAAAAATTTAGATACTTTGCCATATAATAAGTTTCCTGTAATTGTACTGCTTTATAGTCCGTAGAAAGGACGAAAAAACTCTGGTCCAAACCCAAAAAACGTCTGTATTTTTTTTCCTGAAGGTAGAATTAACTCTACCTCCTTGTTAAGACCTGGAGTATTATCAGACACAAATCGTCTGAAGTGTTGTGAATCTTTAATAGGTAGGAATTGAATTATGTGTGATAATTTCATCGGGTCCCTCTCTCCGTCAACATCTATTATCATTTTTTCCAATCGTTTAGTAATTGTCGGCTTGATAACCATATCTTTATAGAGGTCGTCCATTTGGTTTAACTCTTCAAGGTCTTTAGTATTTAAAAAACGGAATTTAATATCCTTACCACTTGATAATTTATATTCGAACAACCCTTCCGAATCTGAACTAATAGTTAGTTTTTTGTATTTCACGTTTTGTAAGTCATATTCGACCTCAACCTGTTCCGAAGTATCAGGGTCGGTCACCACTAGCGTAATCATAGAACCGTAGGCCGTATTTCTTAACCATAGTAAGATAGCTTCTTTATCTGACTCGTGTAATTCTTCCACTGTAATATCCTTATCTAAGATTTTAGCCCGTAATAACTCATCAATGACCTTACCAGACTTAATTAAGTTTTGTGACGTTAAGATGTTCTCATCAGTCGCAGTTAAGTAAGAAACCTTAATAGAATCTTTTTTATTCGCGTAAAACACTCCTTCTGACGGTAGTGGTATTACGTCAAACGCAATTTCCATTCTATAATTATCATCGTTCATATAATCTTGTTTTATTTAAAATATAAACCATAAGACTTAATTGTAAAGCATAAAAAAAGCCCACAATTAAGTGGGCTTTATATAATTTATTTATGGCCGTTATAAAATTAATAAACTAAAATACATCTATCAGGTCTAAGCGTAACTGAAATGTCAGCTAAACCTTCGTCTGAATAAGAAAGGTCGTTAAAGTTTAAGTCAGTAATGAACGTTCCTTGGATTATCCATTTTTCTACAACAACCCCTGTTGGGTCTAACATATCTAATTCGATATCCTTTTTGTATCCTGCTGCGTATCCCATTCTACCTGTAACAGACTCCGCGTGTAATCTAAACCACTCCATTAGTGCTTGTGCAGCTGAAGGACCGATTGGGTCTTTAAACGTCACGTTAAGAGTATTCCAATTGAATCTACCAGCAACAAATGTTGAAGTATTTAAGAAAGGAATCTCTACTGCCCCAATATTCGCTGAGGGTCTTGCGGTTGTACTTACGTACCATTCGTTAATACCTAACGAAGACGGGAATCTTAAAATAAACCTGTTCTTTTTCTTTGGTTCGTATGGAACAGGCATTTTCATTAATAAATCAGCCATTGTATTGTTTTTTAATTAGTTTTTTTATTTACTTATAAATATCAAGTGTTTGTAAAATATATTCAATCTTACTTGACATTGTGATTTTAAATCTACATATTTCTAGTATACCAGTATAAAACATATAATAATACCAGTATTTATAATATCTAATAATAAATATATAAATATTACTAGTATATACTAGTAAGGATAAAATCTACATTTTTACTTTATTGTCTTTAGTGTAATATACATTAACACTATCATCTCCTTTGTCATCTAAATATTGCTTCACGTTATCTACGTTAGCCTTATCATCATCTGAAAAACCTATCTTCGGTACAAAGTTATTATGGATATCATTTTCCAATTCCATTGTCATCTTTAATTCGTCAGATAATTTATTAACGTGTTTAATAAATCCGTCTAAAGCGATAATCTTATCCTTTTCAGGATTAGCAGCACTACCTTTACCGAAAGATACAGGGTGGAACTCACACATATCTAAATATTCTCGGAACATTTGTTCGTTATCTCCTTCTATTACTCCCTTATATTTTTTTAATGAACTAACACACGATTCGAACGATAGTCCCGCCTTACCAGCCTTAACTATCTCCTCTACTCCGTCTCTTAGTGACTCAGGGTTATGTCCCCTTGCGGTTATAATTGAGAAGATTGAACCTCCATTAATACATTCTACGAAATCATCCCATGATGGTCCTGTTTTCGCAACTAAAGAATCCTTAACGAATTGTTCATTACCCTCAGGTCCAAAATTAATAAATGGTTCCTTAGCGAATCCAGTAATAGTATGACCCTTAAAGTCAAAGTTTTCTTTTCCTATTTTACTTCTATACTCGGCGAAATCAGCCGTACCCATACCTATTTCTTGGTCACCAAAAGTAGATACCATAATTTCCGTCGGCATAAACATAATGTTATCATCCCAATCAAAAGCATAGTATTTAAAATCAGGATTACCTTCGTCGTCAAACCCTTCGGTTACTTCGACGTTCATAATTTCCATCAATCTTTTAATGTTTTCTTCTAATAAAACTTTTTTCATATTGTATTTTTAAAAAAAAAGGGAAGGTATTCCTCCCCTCTTTATGTTTAATTTTAAATGTTTTCGAAAGATGCTCCTGTAGGAGTCACTAAGAATTCGATGTCAATAAACTCAAGTGCTCTTGTTGGTTTGATGTAAATCTTACCCGACAATTGATTTCTATCCATATCTTCAGGTGAAGACGATACCTCAACCTTAAATTCTGTTAAACCTCTTTCTTTCTTAATTCCTTCTAATATTGGGTTAACCAAACTTAGAAATTCGTTTCTCACGACATCATCATTTTGTTCAAATAATAATCTCACCGCCACGTTAGAAATTAACTTTCTAGCTTGTAATAGTAATCTTCTTACGTTGATTCTATCTAATGCCGATTCTCTAACCTGTAATGTCTTATTACCAAAAATAATAGTACCTACATCTGAGAACGTAGCAATTGGATTAATTCTATTACTATATAGTGTATCTCTCTCGTCTAAAGTTAACTTCTTTTTCGCTTTAATTGAATTAACTAAACCTCTTTGGTAACCCGCAGATGCGAACCATGGAAAGGCAATGTTATCCGTTAATGCTATATTTCTTAAAACCTCTCCTGTTGGAGCCACATATACTTGTACTGAATTTTCAGTGTCTCTTACTTGTATCCAAGGCCAGTACGTAGCTGAATAGTTAGAGTCAAACCCGATATCTTCTAAATCATCTACGATTTCATCTACAGTGTCTCTGTTTGGTGAATCGATGATATATAATGAATCTGCTCTTTCTTGTTCTACCATATCAATTGCTTCACCAACTAACGAAGAGTGGTCGAAGAAGTTAATCCCTGGTGTTGAGAATAAGTTAATGTCGATAGCCTCAGGATTTCTATATGTCATAATCCCGTCTAAAAACGCATAATAATCAGACTCACCTACGTTAGCATTAAAACCTGAGTTATTATATGAATTCTTACCAATCATATATTGGTCTTTATTTGTTCTTTCTTTTCTGAAAATATCAAACCCATCGTGTCCACCTACAGGTGCCAATGTGAATTTACAGGCAGATAACTTAATAAAGTTACCTTCTGTTATTTCAAAATTCTCAGGTGACTTAACGAATTCATTACCATCCGCTTGTGATGATAAGTGAAATCCTTTAGTCGTTTCACCTTGAATTGATTTCCCTGAAAATTCAAAGAATGAAGGGTCAAATCCAACTGTGTTAGAGATACCCATATAAACTTTTCTTACTTTATCAGCATTTACCTGAACTGCATCACCGTTAGAATCAACTCCTATCGTTTGACCTGCCACGTAATATTCTGATTTATAAAGAATGTCTGAGTTAGATGCCGTATTAAAACCGTAGTCTTTTACTTCATAACCTCTGAAACCAGCTGGTACAGAATCTGAAGGTGCTTCTAATCCTAATTCTAAAATAACGTATCTAGATTTTAATTCGTATTCACCATCAGATGTTCCCACTTTTCTAGCAACATAACCCGGTACTTCAGGATTCATAGAACATCTTGAGAATTTTTCAATAACAATAGGACTCGCATCCGTATCGAAGAAGTCTCTTACTACAATGTCAAATTCTTGTTTCTCGATATTAATATTAACAATAGAAATCTTAACTTCTTTTGCTGATGAATCTCCGTCTGAGATAGTGATGAATCTGAATAAGTCAGAAACTAACCCACCTCTTACTTCTGAAACAACATAAGGAGTTACTGATGACGTGTATGACTCTTTAAAGTCTCCACCGTCAGAAACGCTTTCTAATATTCCAGTCGATAAACCTTTTACTTTACCTGTTAATCCTAACCACGTTAAGTAGTTATCATAAACCTTATCCACATATAAAGGATAAAGGTCAGGGTTCTTGTCGTAAGCACCTTCACCAATAACCTTAGTTAAGAACTTCTTAGAAGAAGAGCTTAAGTTACACGTAAATTGGAATGATTGAGAACCTGAAGAAACATCTAACTTAAAGTCAGCCATTGAATCAGACTCAACATTAATTTGAGTACTTGTTAATGTAACGTCCGACGTTACTTTATGTGTTAATACATCGCCATTATACTCCGCTCTTGACCTTAAGATTGCCACTGTTTTGTCGTGAGCCTCTGAAAATCTATTAGCGGTGATAGTTTGGATATGTAATTTAAATTTAATTGTTCCGTTATCATCAAATAACCCACCTGAGTAAGAAATTCCTGACTCATTTAAAGTATTACTATTTAATGATTGGAATGCCCAAGACGCATTAGACATTGAGAACACTGAAGTGCTAACATATGAACTAAGGTCAATGAAATTAGGACCAACAACTACTGAAGTTGTTAAGTCACCACCCGAAATAGATTCGTTTATGAAGTCTAAAGCCGTTTTAATTGTCCCGTTAGACATTTCAAATGACTCGGTTATTGCAGGTCCCCCTGTTAAATCCAAACTACCTGATGGTAATAAGTCAATAAGATGTTCAACACTACTTCCTAATGAAATAGTTGAAATGTCTATATTGGCGATTGTCTTTAT